CTGCATCGTTTGGGCGTGGCTTATGATGTCAAGCAGCGCGGCGGTCGCGAGATCCAACTGCGCTTTGTGGCTGCTCATCGACGGGCCTGAATCCAATAAAGGAGCGTCGTGTCGCCCGGTTCGAGCGCATCGACAGCCATGATCTTATACGGCGCCCCGGTCGCTTCGGCTAGGAGGTCCGAAGTGGTGGGCACGATGTCGAGCGCCCCAACCGCACAAAGCACCCGCTTATCGGTCGCCAGGACGCGAACGCCGTCGATGTCCTTGGTGGCGTATTTCAGCGTGACGAAGGTGACGGGGTGGTCGACCGGCGTACCTGGCGTCTGGTTGTGCGCCGGGCCGGTCGGCTCTCCAGCGCGGCGGATGTTACCGGGCTTGCCGTAGCGGGCGATTAGCTCGTTGGCCGTGGCGAGAGCCGGCGCATAGTCGAAGGCGGTCACTTGGCGGGCCGATAGCCCTTGGCGCGGGCGAAGCTGCGGGCAGGCGCGGCGATGTCCAGGCGAACAACGGTCACGCCTGCGGCCTCATAGGCGGCGGCAATCTCGGGCCAGTCGCCGTCGATGTGGACGGTCGTGACGCCTTCAACGACCACACCATCAAAAAAGCGGGGGTTGGACTGCTTGCGGTCGCCCGGCTGGCGAGTCCGTGAATAAACGAGGTCCATATCAGGTCTCCTTGGTCGAGGCGGCGTCAGACGATGAAGATCGCGCCGGTTTCGGGCTTGGTCAGGAAAGGCGCCACCAAACCCTCAACGCCGGCGATGCGGACGGTCTGGTCAGCAACCACATTGCCTGATCCGGCGAAATATTCGGTCTCGATCACGTCGACCTTCGCGCGCCGCACCATTGCCGACACCGAGCCGGCCGCGTTCAAGCTGCCCAGGTTGTTGGCCTCATGCCAGGCCGCGAAATAGCTGGCCGTGATGATGGCGGTCGGGATGGTGCTGGTGGCGATCGACACGCCGTAGGCTTGCGAGCCCGTGCGCGGCCATGCGCGCTCTTGGGCAAACGGATCAGCGGGAGATCCAATGAACCTTGGAAGCGTGGGATCGACGGGCGCATTGTAGAGGCCGTCGAGATAGTCGCTGGCCCGCTGGCGCAGAACGGCCGAAGTCGGTGCGCCGGCGGGGAGCGTGTAGCCGTTGGCGGCCAGGAAGGCGGCGAAAGCGGTGTCGTCTCCATAGCCTGCCATGGCTTAGGTCGAGGCCTTCTTGTCGTCGGCCTTGGTGTTCTTCGGCTCGGGGCGAACGACCGCAAAGTGGCCCGTCGACTCGGCCGATGCCAGTTCGGCTTCACTCAGGTCGAGGTCTTCGCTGGTCTGGCCGGCGTTGATGTAGACCAGGCCGGTCGTGGTGTTCACGCCCTTGGGGCCGGTGGTGGTGTTGGTCAGCTTGGTCATGATCTGCCCTTTCAGGAAGGAGCGGCCCCCGCGTCCGTGAACGCGGGGGCCGGGTTGCCTTAGACGCCGTCGCGGTAAGCGAGGCCCTTGGGCAGGCGGATTTCAACGCCGCCGACGTTCATGATCCCGCCGACTTCCCAGGTCATGGACGACTTCTGGAAGGCGGGCAGGAACTCATGCGGGCCGGGCAGGTGGAATTGCACCACGTCCCGGCTGTTGTCGTAGGCGATCATCCGCGCGGTGCTGCTGGCGCCGGCGGTTTCGAGTTCGCGACTGCCGATGATCGTCAGTTGCTGGCCCGTCGCCAGGGTGTAGGCGTTGTTCTCCTTGATGAACTTCAGGAGGGTGTCAGCGCCGTCACCGATGCGCAGGCCGGCCATGTATTGCAGGCGCGTGGTCGGCAGCAGGAGGGTGTTGGCGACCTGGGTCTCGTTGGTGGCGTTGAACGGCGCGTTGAGGGCGGCGTTCACGTCCCGCAGGATCAGGTCTGGGGTCTTGGTCGTCCAGGCGGTAGCCGAGCCGGTGCCATCGGCCGCAACGTTGGCGGTCGGGACGTTGGCGTCGTTGACCAGGCCGGTCAGGTTCTTCTCGGTGCTGCCACGAATGGCAATCCCGTAGCAGAACGCTTCCGCGACCTTGGAGGCCGACATAGCCTTGTCCGAGGACAGGCTGCGGCCCAGCTTGGCGGCCCGCTGCAGTTCTTGCAGGGACCACTCGTAGCCGATGCCGGCCAGGTGGTTCTGCTGCAGGAACTGGGTCTGAGCGATGTCGGCGAAGGGCATATCGAAGCCCTTGCCCGACAGGAACTCAGCCTTGCCGGCGATGTCGCCCGAATAGAACACCGAGCCGACGTCCCACATGTCGCCGTCAGTATTGACGAACATCAGGCGGGAATAGTCGAAGCTCGGGTACTTGGTCTGATAGACCTGGGTCTCGATCCGCAGAAGTTGCGGGGTGATGAAGCCGAGCGCCTGTTGGGCGTCGGCGAAATTGACGTCTCGCATCTGTGACGCTCCTTTAGCGCTTGGCGATACGGGCGAGGCCCGTAGCAGAGGTGGTGTCGTCGAAGACCCAGCCGGTGGCGGCGATGTGGGTGGCGTCAGCGGCAACGTCGCCGATGCCGTCAGCGACGCCTGCGCCCGTGCCGATGGTGACGGAAGCGCCGTCAACGTTGGCACCCGTGGCGGTCACGAACATCACGCCGCGCGCCAGGATGCCGACCGTTGCGTAGCGCGGGTAAATGTCCGCAGCGACGCCGCCAGGAAGGGGTTGCACGCCGGGATTGGCGATTGCGAAGCCCAGGAAGGTCGTGGCGGTGCCGACAACGCCGGTGCAGCCGTGATCGCCCGAGCCGCGATAGACCGGAGCGCCGAATGCAATGCCTGCGGCGTCTTCGCAGGTCCGCGAAATCCGGTTGCTCTCCTCGCCGTTGGCGACCATGCCCGGATAGCCAACGGGGATGGAGGTCGGGTAGTCAGATTGAACGACAGCCATGTCAGGATCTCCTAGGCCGCAGCGGCTTGATGGGCGTTCGCGTAGCGGTCGCGACGGGCCGCGAGGGCGTCGTCACGGGCCTTGGCGTCCGTGGTGATGTCGGCGCTGTCAGCGATGACCGAGCGCAGAGGATCGGCCGTCTTGATGTCGGCCGTCTTGATGTCGAAGGCGGCGTCGACGTAGGCGTCCGACTTGTCCTTGACGGCGTCGCCCAGAACGGCGCGCTTGATGTCGAGGTTGGACTTGCCGGCGACGTCGAGCGTCGGGGCCAGCGCCTTGGCCTTGGACACGATCGAGGAGCGATCGGCCACCAGCGCGTCGAGAGCGGCGGCGTCGAGAACCTTGGTGGTCAGGTCCGCGATCTGGGCGTCCTTGGTCGCCAGTTCGGCGTCCTTGGCGGCTAGGGCGGCGTCGTTGGTGGCCTTGGCCGTGGTCAGGGCGTTGGCGGCGTCGGACAGCTTTCCACGCAGCAGGTTGACGGCAGCTTCGCCGGCGTCTGTGGTCTCGACCGGGAGGCCGTCCACGATGATGGTCTTGAGCGCCATGTGGCGGTCTCCATGGTTGAGGGGCGTTTTTTGGTCCGTGACGGGGTCGCCCCCTTGGCCATCACGGCGGTCGTCACCGATGCGGGTGTTTCCGCCTCGGGGATTGTTGTCGGGCAGGTAGGCTACGTGGTTGAACCGAAGCTGGCCGGCCTGCTTGAACTGGTAGGGGGTGCCGTCTGCAGCAGCGCCGACAGCGGGGATGACATCGACCGTGTAGCCAGCGGACAGGCTGCGGGCGCCCTCGCCGACCTCCTTGACCGCCGATGCGTCCATGATCGCCATGGGGGCCACGACGTGCTCACCATCGCGCCGGATCACGCCGCCCATCTGGCCCTTGGAAAGCTCCAGCCAATTGTCGGCCGTGACCGGGACAGTCGGGTGGCCTCGCGTGACCGGGCGGCCGGCGAGCGACATCATGCTCGCGCTGTCGAACACCACGTCCGGGTCGCGATAGACGCCGAACGCCTGATTGGCTTGGTCGCCCGTGAGGCCCAGCTCGTAGCCGTAATACTGCTGGACGTTGCCCGCCCGGCTGACCTTCGCATCGCCGACGAGGAAGCCGTCGCGCGTCAGTGTGAGCCCCGACGCGTCGAGCGTCAGGCTGTCGGTGATCTGCATAGTGGCCTCCGGTGTAGGGATCAGGCCGCAGCCGGCGGGGCGGCTTCGGGGTCGGCCTGGGTGGCCGGGGGCGTAGTCGCGGCCTCTACGTCGTCAGCGTCGTCTTCTTGATCGGCGAGCGTGCCGAACTCCTCGATCGCCGCTTCCAGGCCCGGCAAGATGCCGTCCTCAACGAAGGCGTTGATCAGGGCTTCGGAGAGGGCCTCAATCGGCATGAGGGCCGGCGACGTGCCACCCGTGCCCGCGAGCGTTCGCGCCGCATCGGCCTTGGTCTTGAAGATGTCGGCCTGCTCCCGCTGACTGATCTGCCAGAGGGGCGCGAAGGTGAAGTGGATCTCGGCCGGCCGGCCTCCCAGTGCCGATGGGATCAGGAACCCGTCGAGCTTCTCCAGCTTGGGGCGCAGATCGACCTCTTGCTCGGCTGAGAGACGGTCGTAGTAGTTGCGGAGGTCGCCCTCGCCCGTCGCGTTCATGCCCGATGGCGATTGGCCCAGGAGGCGGGTCGCGGGGATATCGGCAGCGCCGGCGGCAATCTCAAGATAGAGCCGCAGGACTTCGGGCAGTTGCGAGAAGCTGATCTGCTTTTGGATGTACTCTTCCTCGGCATCCATCAGGAGGCCGTTGGTCAGCGACTTGGCCTGATTGGCCAGGCTCACGCGGTCGATGATCTTCTGACGATAGGCCACGTCACCAACGCCGGCCATGAAGCCGGGGATCTTGTAGACGTCGACCTTGGCTTCTTGCAGCAGTTGGGCGATGCCGTTGGCGGCGAGGCCCGCGTTCTTTACGGCCTCGTCCAGGGCCAGCAGGATCGAGTCTCCCCAGCCCTGCTGATAGGCGATGTCGGGCACGTCAGCGCCGATGAACCGGATGACGCGCGAGGGATCAATCCGAATGCTGCCGCCCTTGTTGGACTGCATCTGGTAGTAGAGCGGCTCACCCCAGCCTGGGGATGCGGCGTCGCGGTTGATCTCGCCGGCCGTCACTTCGTAGCGGCTGGCGACGTGGACGTAGGACAAGCCGCCCTTGGCGACGCGACCCGGCTCAAGTGGCAGGCTCGGATCATCGCCGATGATGCCGATGATCAAGGCCGATCCGCCGTAGAGCCGGGCCAGCTTCAGCGCCTTGGCCAGTTTCGGCCAGACCTGCAGCCGGTCCTCTTCAGCCTCCAGCGCTTCGATCTGCTTGGCGTCGGCCTGCCAGTTGCGGCCCTCACGGATCATGTCGAAGGCGGGGATGTCGACCACCTTGCGGGCGATCCAATCGGAGCGGTAGGCGGCCAGGGCCTGCTGCTGGTCAAGCTCTTGCACGAAATAGCGCGAGGACGTCGACTTGTCCTTGGTGGTGCCCATAGCGGTGACGAGGTTCACCAGGCGGTCGGTGAACCGCATCAGATATTGTCCAGCGAATAGGTGGAGCTGTCGAGCATCAGGTCGGTCAAGGCCCACACCAGCGCGTCGGCGCGGTCGGGCGAGCCTTCACCGACGAACCCGGCGGCGGTCATGTTGGCCATCTGGTCCTCCAGGTCGGGGAATGAGCCGACGTGCGAGACGTGGCCTTGCTCGTAGAGGGCAGAAATGGGCTCGGCACGGACGGACTTGCCCCGGCTGGCCGT